AAACTATAATTACAAAAGCTATTCAGAGTTATTCAATTGCCTAATCGTCACCGCATTAAAAAATTATCTTCCGGAAGAAAAACCGGAAGGAATCACACGTAAGCAAACATACGGGCTAGATTCTATATTATTTAAAAAAGCGGCAAAGATAGCTTTAGAAAAAGGAATTATTAATCTTACTCCGATTGTTATTTCTTTAGCTGTACAGCAGGAAATGAAAAGAATTATAAAAATTAACTAACATGAAAATAGAAATATTTAAACCCATTTTCGCGACTATGCTAATTTTAGCAATAACGCTATTCTTTATTTTTATTACAAGGATTGAACCGGATAATGAATTGTCGCCCGGGCAAAAATACACAAGCAAAAACGATACTTTAACGATTATTGAAGTTAATTATAACACCGTTATTTGCGCGTGTGGAAATGACACTATACTACTGCATAAGTATGATTTAGTGAGTTGTTTTAAAATTATTGAATGATATAAAAACACACTAACATGGAAAAAACACACTGGAAAAAATTAATAAATCTTAATTATATAGGTGCTTATAGCTTAAATAATAAAGATTTAAAGGTAGTTATTACAAATGTGAAAAAAGAAGTTGTTATTGGTGATGGCGGTAAAAAAGAAGAATGTATTATTGCATATCTTAAAGACCAAAAACCGATGGTGTTAAATAGGACAAATTGTAAAACTATTGCTAAAATATATGGCACACCTCTTATTGAGGATTGGATTGGCAAAGAAATTACAATTTATCCAACTACAACAAAAGTAGCCGGTGAAATAGTAGAATGTCTTAGAATTAGACAAGTTATACCTACCGATAATAAAAGTAAAATAGAAGAAGAGTGTAATCTATTACGATCTTGTTCAACAATAGAAGGCTTAAAAACAGTTTATAATAGCCTTAAATTTAAAAATGACATTAACATAATTAACACTAAAGATGAAATGAAACTAAAATTAGAAAAAAATGTATAAAGTAATATCTGATATAAATCAACAATCTGAGGAATGGTTTAGGCTTAAATGGGGTAAAGTAGGAGGTACTACGTTATCTAAAATAATGACTAAAATAGATAAACCTGTAAATGAATGCGCTGAATTTTATGAAATATTATCGCAGCATATTGAAGCATTTGAGTTAGATGATGACTCTTATATTAGCAATGACATGCAACGCGGTAATGATCTTGAACCGGTAGCATGTGAAGAGTTTGGGAACGCATTTAAATTTGAATTAAGAGAAGTAGGTTTAATTGTTTCATCTGATTTAAATTTATCAGTATGTAGTCCTGACCGATTAATAATTAAAAATAATAAAATAATCGGTGTTTTAGAATCAAAATGCCCGGCAAGAAAAATACATTGTAATTATATTAACAATAATTTTGAATTGAGTGAATCATATCTATTCCAAATAATTAACTATTTTGTTGTTATTGATGATATTGAATTTGTCTATATAATTTCTTATAGACCAGAAAATAAGATAACATCATTATATTATGAATTAATCACCCTTAATTCAATATTTACTTTTAATAAAAAACAATATAAAGTCAGCGAACTTGTTTCAATTGCAAAGAAAAGGCTTATTGAGCTTGATAATTCTGTTAAATCATACATTTATAACCTTACAAATAATTTCTAATGTGCGGATACAACATACCAACAAAAGCGGCTGCATTATTCGCAGCCTGCTTTCATGAATTTGGAGAATGTGACCAAATTATAATAAACAAAACGGTAGACGGTATACAGGTCAATCTAAATGGTAAAAAAATTGACGTGATAACCGGAATGGATAAAAATGGGGCTTACATATCGCTGAATCTGCAAAATGCCGACGAACCGGATTGTAACCAGTGTGTTTTATTGAAAAATGGCTGTAATTACGAGACTTCAACAACATGCATAACCAAAAAAGCCATCTATGTTTATCGAACACATTGATTTTTATTGCTCAAGTTTGACAGGGCGTAAAAAGCTATACGTAGAGGCTTCAATTAGATTCGTTAACACAAATACGGTTCCGAAAGTTAACGATGATTTTAAAATAAACGACACTATTTACAAGGTAGTTGAAGTTATTAATCAAAATAAAACCGGATTTTTTAATTTAAAATTATTGTGATATGAAAAATTTTGAAGTTAAAATTAAATTCAATGGTATTGACAATGATGGTAAAAATAAAGTAATGAATACAGGCATTCTTTACATCAACTTAATAAATATTCCTGAATGCGCAAATATTTCAGAGGAATATTGTTCAAGGGAATTTGAAGAATATGATATTAAAGTCATAAAAGAAAGTAGGATAAGTGAAGTTATAAATAAAAATAACGCTGAAATCTCTTATGAAGTAACGGTCAATTTCATCGATATAAACGAACGAACCGGAAAAGAAAAGAAAACATCAACTGTTTTGCTTGTCTTTGCAAATGACATTGATTCAGCTAAAGAATTAGCAAACGAAGCTTTCAAATCTTCAATAGTGCCTTATACGTTTTCTCAAATCAAAGAAAGTCATATCAAATATGCTTTTAATTATTCAGAAAATACCCCGATAAATGAAACATCCATGTGAAATAATTTATAAAATTGGTGCTGAAAATAAGATTTATGGCACTGAAAAAGGAATTTGCCGTATTACAGGTAAAGAAAGTGAAGGAATTAAATTTGAAAAATGGGTTCGGGATACATTTACAGATTTAGGCAGCTTAAAACCGGGTACAATAATAAGCAATGAAGCTTTATTCTGCTTCGATGAAGCAAGCGAAATTATACAGCAAAAAACAGGGAAAGAAAAGTTGCAACGCTTTAGGACTTACTCACATATAATTTGCAACGGTGAATGGCATTGCTGCACCAAGGCAGATAAAAAGAAAATATTTGAACTTATTTGCGCAGGGGCCGAATTGGTTTGTCTTACTGATTCAGGTCAAAAGCACGTATTATTTAAGCATAATCCGGGTATGTGGCAATTAGATGAAATGTTTATTATTCCTGATATTGATTTGCTTAAATTCCTTCACGCGAAAATGTGCGAGTTAATGAAATTAGGTTTTTCGCAGACTGAAATATTAACCGGAAATTACATTTCAAACCGTGTTTTAAAAGCTGGACTACAGGCATGGAAAGAACTCGACGAATCTTTGAAAAAACATAGAGGCTCACAGATTATGGAGTTTGCAGGATGGATGCTATTTATTGATGAAGAAAGTAAACAGAAGATTCAGGATAGCTATAAAAAACAAGAAAAAAATGAAACAATTAAGTCTAAAACAGGAATTGCAACTCAAGGAACTTTATTTTAAAACTTCTTTAAAAGAAACGGCGATTATAATGAGCAAATCTGAAAAAGCAATATCTGAACTTGCAAGAAAAAGAGGGTATAAAAAGATTCCTAATTGGAATGATAATGAAATAATTTCATTATTTGAAAATGGAGCAAAAAAAACATCTGAAATCTATAAAAGATCATATAATTCATGTAAAATTAAAAAATCAAGATTATGCAAATCACTCAAGAGTTAATAGCTGAAAACCTTTTATGGGGGCTTTGGCGGTGTATTACAGAAGATTACAAAGATAAATACAAAAAAGAATGTTGGGATCATTTTGAGAACGCTATTAAATCGGCATCGTATACGGGAAGTTTAAAAGTATTTTTAACCAACTTTCAAAAGCGTATTCCTGTTGATTTACAGGCTCAATACACTAAAGATATATTGAGCATAGTTGAAGCCGGAGAAGATGAACAAGTGCTTGATTGGCTGCGTACAGAAGCAACTTATTTGGTTATGCTTGTGCGACTACGTAATCAAGACAGAAAAGAAATGTTCAAATTTAACAACGAATAACATGAAAACTTACATTTTAGAAGGTATTGTAACAGCTTTGAGTAGTATAAGTCACAACGGAGGCGAAAAAAACGGAGTAGTGACCCAATTGCGACGTGAAAAATTCGTGCAGCCAAATGGTAAAGTAATTGAAGTGCCTGTGATTTCCGGGAACTCAATCCGTGGCAAAATGCGAGATATTGCTGCTATTGAAATTCTAACCAAAACGGATGGTGTAAAGATTAAAGTAGATGGCGATTCTTTTAATCTTCTTTTCACAGGAGGTAGTTTAGAAAGTATCGGAAGCGAAGGAATAAACATCGACAAAGTACGCCAAATGCGGAAAGATATGCCGATGCTTTCTGTTTTAGGAGGTTCGGTTGGTAATGTAATTTTACCCGGCAAATTAGATATGGGTAAAATGATTCCTATTGCAAAGGAAACATTGCATCTTATTCCGGAAAAATTCCACGGTACCGATGAAATTAAAAGTATTTGGGAATATTGTCAGGTTGAAATGAATACTCGAAAAGATGATTCGAAGGATGAAAATTACCGGGAATTTCTGAACGAAGATGAAAAGAAAAAAGGAAATCCGGTTCAAATGATGTATCAGGTTGAAACGCTTGCTGCTGGTACTCGCTTTTACTGGAAAATATGTTTGAGAGATACAAACGATATTGAAACGGGGGCATTTTTTCAAACACTTCAAAAGTGGAGTGAACAGGCTTCGCAGGTTGGCGGTAATGGTCGAGTAGGCCACGGGGCTTTGAAAGTTGAATTGATTGAAACTAAAGCTATTGATTCAAATGTTAAGTTTGACAATGATGAATTTGTTTCGTTTGTAGATAAATACAACGAAGCAAAGAAAGATGTTTCCGGTTATTTTGAAAAAGGTATTTCCAAAACTCTTTTTGAATCGAAGGATAATGGATAAAAAAACTGCTCTTTTATATGCCCGCTTAAATTCTTATAAGGCTTTGGTTAATAAAACATCAGGCTTTATAAGATGGGCTTTGGAGCGTGTTGAAAATCCTTATGTTGCTTGTTCTTTTGGAAAGGATAGTGCTGTAATGCTTCATTTATGCTTAAAACACAGTCCGGATATTCCTGTTCGTTTTGCCTCTCATCCAGAAACAAGGCTTTTAGATAATTATGAAAGTGTTATAAATGCTTGGATTGATAAAGGAATTAATTACCATGAGATATTTTGCGATGGTGGATTAATTAAAGTGAAACACGCACAAAGAGACGCATTGGACGCGATGAATGAAAATTGGGATTCATTTTTTGTAGGAATAAGACAGCAGGAATCAGTAGGTAGGCGGATTACTTTAAAAAAATATGGCATGTTTCATAAACTTGCAAATGGAAGGATTAAGATAAGCCCAATGTCAGAATGGACTGAAAAAGATATTGCAGCTTATGTTTTATCAAACGATTTGCCAACTTTATCAAAATACAATGTTGAGGGATTCTCGTCCAGAACTACAAGCGGAATTCCAAGAACAAATATTTCAGAATGCTTACAATCATTGAAAAGTAGAGATATTCATGCATTTAATAAACTATGTCAATTATTTACTGATGTAAACGAATTTATATGAACGAACCATTTAAAAACTTAAGAATTCGCTGCTACCTCCAAACTGGAGTTATAAGCGACCAATTTTTACCGCTCGATAGTATTTTATATTATCACCTTGTGCGCCGTGAAATGGGCGAAGAAACTATAACAAAGCCAAGTGAAAGTAATATACGTGAATGGCAGGGAATAACGCTTCCGATTAAAAAAGGCGGGCGAAAAGATGAAATTTGGTTTTATCATTGTTCTTTCGCTCAATGGCCAGACCATGTAATTGAGGATAGTGCATTTAAAGTAAAGCAAGGAGATTGGCTTAGATATACTGATTTTTTAACAGACAAAACAAAGAGAGTAGATATTCAGAGAGGTAAGTTTAAGGCTTACCACATTAAAATGTACTACCGTTTTGCGACATACATTGATTGGTATTGTGTTGGTTGGCCTGATAAAATAGCTGAACTTCTTAAATTCTGCACCGGACTTGGTAAAAATACCGGAGATGGATGGGGACAGGTTAAAAAATGGGAAGTAACCGAATGGCCAGAAGATTGGAGCATAAGAGGATTTAATAATAAACTTATGCGAAATGTGCCTTTAAACGACCAAGATGGACGTGGTTTCCTTTACGGAATTCGTCCTAGTTATTGGAATCCAAGGCATCAATTTATATGCAAAATGCCAAATTAAAACTCATAGTATTTTTTTACATTTGTCTTTTTAATTTTTTTCATTTATTAAATTTTTAATTCAGCTTCGATGTGAATCGCGGCTGTTTTTTTTATTTAAAAAATTACTATATTTGTAACAAATCATAACGGAGGGAATGGTTATGGAACAAGAAAAAAACTTAGGGGGGAGACCTACTCCTTATAAAGAATCATATAACGAGCAAGTATTTAAATTGTGCCTATTAGGTGCAAAAGATAAAGAAATAGCCGACTTCTTCGATATATGCGAAGCTACATTAAATAATTGGAAAATTCAATATCCTAAGTTTTTAGAGTCTATAAAAGACGGGAAAGATAAAGCAGATTCAGAAGTAGCCAAATCATTATATAAAAGAGCGATAGGATATACCACAAAAGAAGTCACAAAAGAGGGCTTTGATGATATAATGAAGGTCACAAAAGAAGTCACAAAAGAAGTTCCTCCAGACACAGGCGCGGCAATGGCTTGGTTGAAAAATAGACAGCCCGAAAAATGGAGAGATAAACAGGAAATTGATCATACAAATAAAGGCGGCGAATTCAAAGAAACAACACGTATTCTATTTGTAAAAAAAACAGCTAACGATGATGAATAATGGATGTTGTATTTTCCGAAAAATATCAACCTTTATTTGACTTATTAACATGTTGGGATGATTATAAACAACTCGATAAGTTAATAAAGTCAGGAAAAAAACTATCCGATTCACAAAAAAAACAATACGAATATTTAAGTAAGTTAAAAAACGTTGATACCGTATTACTCTCAGGCGGCAGGGATTCCGGCAAAACATTTGCATTATCAACATTTAACGTAATAGCGTGCCACGATTTCAATCATCGTATACTAAACACGCGACAAACAATGTCATCAACAGACCATTCTATTTCTGCTGCGTTAAATGAAAGAATGACATTATTAGACCTTGAAAGTAATTTTGAATATGCTAATAACAATTATACTCTAAAGGATAAGAC